TGACCCGTGGAACAATTCAGCAACGATGCAATTCCTAATCAATCGCGGCTTCAATGTAGGCGTGTTCCGCCAAGGCCCAGCATCCATAACTGAACCCGGAAAAGAGATGATGCGTCGGATTGTAGAAAAAACATTCCGCCACAATGGCAACCCAATTGCGCGGTGGAATGCCAGCAACGCGATGATTAAGAATGCACCCAATGAAACATTCTCGCTCGACAAAGACAAGGCAGAGCGGCGTATAGATGGTATCGCGGCGGCAATCATGGCGGTTGGCGGCGCAATGGAAGGTGTGACAGTAAAACAAAGTGCATATGCAACGGGAGGTGTGGTATGGGGAAGTGGTTGAAATTCTATCTGATAACTGCCATTATAATGCGCAAGCTGATAAGTATAGCCGCTATTGGGCTTATGGTAGGTGGTGCTAGTATGTATTCAATTCCGCTTGGATTATTCCTTGCAGGTGCTCTGCTATATGCGGAGATAGTAACGGAGACAATGTATGCTCGGATTGCTGCAAGGCCTGTACAGACAAAGCGACGCTAATTCATCTAGCGCATCCTACTGGACCACAGGTTCCAGTTTCTTTCGCGGCCTTGCTGCTGGCGAGACGGTATCAGACGATAGCGTGTTGACGCTTTCGGCATGGTATGCAGCCTTGCGCAATAAGTCTGAGGATATCGGCAAGCTACCAATCCATACGTATCGCTACGTTCAAGAGGGACAGAAAGAGCGGGATACCCAACACCCTGTCTCGATTCTATTCAGCATCGCTCCCAATTCATACCAGACCCCGATTGTATTCCGCAGCCAGATGGAACATTGGGTAGATGGTTGGGGCAATGCCTATGCGGAGATTCAGCGCGACGCAAACATGAATCCAATTGCATTGCACCCTATCCACCCCGGCAGGGTGAATGTATCATGGGATGACAATACCCAGCGCGTAAAGTATGAAGTGCTGCAATATAGTAGCGTTGGCAATAACCGCAAGCCGTACACAAGCTACACCATCGACCAAGATAATATGTTCCACTTGCGCGGCCTTGGCAGTGACCCGCTTGTAGGCTACTCGACTATCCGGTATGCGGCTGAATCCCTTAGCCTATCGTTGGCGGCGGAACGTTTTGGCGCGTCCTACTTTAAGAACTCCGGCGCGTTGTCTGGCATTGTGAAGCATCCCGGCGCAATGGACGTGGTTGCCCGTAATAACTTCACTAGTAGCTTTGACGAGGCCTACAAGGGCGCACGCCGCGCAGGTGGTTGGATTCTGCTGGAAGATGGGATGACTTACGAGCAGCTTTCCATCCCGCCGGAAGATGCACAGTTTATCCAGACACGGCAATTACAGATTGAGGAAGTAGCCCGCTGGTTGCGCATCCCGCTTTCCAAGATAATGCATTTAGCCCGCGCCACGTACAACACGTTGGAAATGCAAAACCTTGAATATGTGATTGACTGCCTACAGCCGTGCGCAATCCGTTGGGAACAGGAAGCCAAGCGTAAGCTATTCCGTTCAGACGAAATCGACCTATACATAGCGCACAACTTCAACGCGCTATTGCGTGGCGATTCCAAGGCGCAGGCGGAAGTTATCCGCACATATTCCAACCTTGGCATCTATTCCGTCAACGAGTCACGCAACTTCCTTGACATGAACTACATCGGCAACGAAGGCAACAAACGCTTTATCGCTGGCAACATGATAGAACTCAAGGAAGATATGCTATTTCCTGCCGATGTGAAAGCGCAGGCCCGTGCGCCAAGGGAACCCGACCCGAACATGAATATCCCCGAACCGCCCGCCGTTAATGTGACGGTCAACCGCGTAGGCTTGACGCAAGAGCAAGCGTATAGCATGGTGATTCCGACTATCACCCATGCACAGCGCAAGGCAGAGCTTGCTATACCGCGACTTGAAAAGAAGCACGCCAATTGCGCTGATACGCTTGAGTCAAAGATAGCTGAATTCAAGGTAGACCTATTGGCGGAACTTGTCACCAATCTATCCCCAATATTCCAAGCGTTCAACGTGGACGCAGATAAATTTACCCAATACGCCGCAGACGCAGAAAGCTATGAATCCGTAGCCCAATGGCTTGCGAATGAGATAAGGAGCAATCCCAATGAGTAACACCACCCCGCTATGCTTTGCACACCACATGGGATTGTACATGCTCGAACCGACGTTTGCGGCGAACCTTCAAACGATGATGCAGCGATTCCCGCGACAGACGGATGAGGCATTCACGCCGGACAAGCTACAGCAGGATATGCTCGCACTCGAACCTATCAGCGAGTCACGCGGCATCTATGGCCTTACGTCTGCCGGTATTGCGATTATCCCCATTGTTGGATTGATGACCAAGGGCGGCACAAAGTTTGGCACCTCTACCAATCAGGCACGCCGTGCATTGCAGACGGCGGTTAATGACCCAAGCGTCAAGGCTATCATGCTCCACTTCGACACCCCCGGCGGCAGCTTTGCGGGTAGCGATGAGTTTGCTAACGACGTTGCCAAGGCGGCCACTGTGAAGCCTCTGGCGGCCCATGCAGACGATTTGATAGCAAGTGGCGGTATGTATGTGGCAAGCCAAGCCCCGCGCCTCACGGTCAACGCAGCAGGCGAGGCTGGCAGTATTGGCACCTACGCCGTGGTAGAAGATTTTAGCGGCGCGGCAGAAATGGCAGGCGTTAAGGTTCACGTCATCCGCACCGGCGAATTCAAAGGTATGGGAACTCCCGGCACGGAAATCACGGAACCGCAGTTGGCCCGCTTTCAACAGATGGTAAACAACGCCCAGACCTTCTTCAGCGCAGCCATTCAGCGCGGGCGCGGATTGTCGAAGCAACAGGTAGATGCCCTCGTGGCCGATGGTGGCGTATGGTTTGCGAAGGAAGCGAAAGCACGCGGATTGATTGATGCCGTTGAGTCTTATGAGATGGCACTTGACAAGCTGGCCTCCCGCATCAAAACCCCGCGACTTGCAGCAGCCCGCCGCGCACTTTCTATCCTAGAAAAAAAGTAGTTGCATTCTGTTGTGACTTGATATATATTTTCGCTAGATAACCGCAAGGGCGCGACCGCCGCAGCGAATATCTAACGACGATGTAGACGAAACAAACTAAATCAACGGACCAAAACGCCGTAAGCGAACTTGCGCGTAAAGGTTTGGGTACGAGTATCTAATAACTCGCCACCCGAATTCTTTACGCGCTTTTTGTTTTGCGGCCCAGCAAAGGAAGCAAGATGAAAAACTTTCTCCAGTACAGCATTCAGGACTTGGGGCGACTCAAGCAAGAAGCACTCTCCGCAATGCAGGCCATTCACACGAAGGCAGATGCCGAAGGGCGCGAACTGACCGATGATGAGAATGCCGCGTTCCAGCAGCACGAATCGGACTTCAATCAGATTGATTCCGTAATCACCAGCCGTCAGGCCTCGCAGACCCGCGCCGCCAAGCTGGCGAGCTTCACTGCCTCGGCCCCAGCGCCCAGTGTTGCCACGAACCCCGGCACCGCGCCACGCGTAACCGATGTAAAGGAATCTTTCGAAAGCGACCCCAACGGCGGCTTCCGTTCCCGTCAAGAATTCATGGCCGCGGTCATGCAGGCCGGTATCACCGGCAAGGTTACCGATGAGCGTTTGAAATATCGCGCCGCTGTAGGCTCCGACGAACAGTCCGGCAGCAACAATCAGTACGGCGGATTCACGGTGCCGGAAGGCTTCATGGGCGGCTTGATGATGGTTGATGCGGAGGTGGACCCGATTGCCGGTCGCACGACCAACATCCCCGTCTCCACCCCGACCATCAAAGTCAACGCCCGCACCGACAAGAATCACACCACTTCCGTTACGGGTGGCCTTGTGGTGTCGCGTCGTAGCGAAGCGGCTACGGTTGACCCCAGCCGTATGAGCATGGAACAGATCACCCTCACGGCGAACAGCCTCATGGGCCTGAGCTATGCGACTGAGGAGCTGCTTGCCGATTCCCCGCTGTCGTTTGCGGCTATCATCGCTAACGGCTTCGCGCAGGAAATGTCCAGCAAGATTCTCTATGAGCGCATCCACGGCACCGGCGCGGGTGAGATGGAAGGCATCCTGAATACCCCGGCCCTTGTCACCGTTTCGAAGGAAACTGGGCAGGCTGCTGACACGCTCAAGTTTGAGAACGTGGTCAAGATGTATGCTCGCCTCTGGGGTAAGAATCAGGGAGTGTGGTTGGCGAACCATGAGACACTGCCGCAGCTTATGACCATGAACCAGAACGTGGGCACGGCTGGATTCCCGGCGTGGCAGACCTCGGCCCGCGAAGGCGAACCCAATCGCCTGCTTGGCCTTCCGATTTACTTCACTGAATACGCCTCGGCCCTCGGCGACGCTGGCGACCTCATGCTGTGCAACTGGTCGCAGTATCTCGAAATCACCCTTGGTGGCATCAACACGGCTGAGAGCGTGCATGTGCGCTTCGTGAACAACGAGCGTGCGTTCCGCGTGACCCTCCGCAACGATGGCCGTTCGTGGTGGCGTTCTGCGCTGACCCCGAAGAAGGGCGCAGCAACCCTTAGCCCGTTTGTGACGCTTGAAGCCCGATAACCAAACCGCGCCGAAAGCGCATAGGAGATAAGCAACATGGCAGGTTCCATTCTCGACTCTGAAAAGATTAAGAGCGAATACAAAATCATGAACTACGACCACGACCCCGGCGGTACTTCCGCCACCGTGGTTAGCCCCGATGGTGGCACGACCAAGTACATCATCGACATGCGCGACTATACGCATGTGCTGTACCAGACCACGACCTCTGTTAGCGCGTCTAGCTCTGGCGTGACGAAGCTGGAGATTGTCGGGTATACCGACTCCGCAGGTGCGGGCACGGCGTATGTGGTCAAGGACTCCGGCACGGTTGCGGCTGACGCTGTAGGCGATCAGGTGACTATCGAGTGCAACGCGCAGGAAGTGGCGCAGATTGGCACGGACAACGGCGTTGCCCTCCGCTACGTGACTGCCCGCATTACCTGCTCCAATGCTGGCGACGAAGCCCGCGTTGCGTTTGTGGGCAAGGCTGTGCGCCCGTATGGTGGCCTCACTCCCGATACCATCATTGCCTAACCTGAACTGAAATTCTAACTAGCCGGGTGGGGTAACCTCACCCGGCAGTAGGAGAAACGAATGAGCGAATACAACGCTTTCAAGATAGAGGGCTACCAGTCCCCGAATGGCGCGATTGGCACGAAGGAAACTACCTACGGCCTTTCCTCTTCCGTTTGGCGATGGTTTCCGGTCAACGAGATTCTGCAAGACCCCGGCCTTGGCTACATTTTGCGCGATGACTTCTTCGCCACCGACAACACCAATAACTATACGCTTGTCACCGATGCTGGCGGCACGGCTGCGGTTGTTGATTTGCAGGGTGGTATTCTGCGCATTACCAACAATGGCACGGACAACGATGAATCCTACCTTTCCACCAAGGCGGAGAACTGGATCTTCAGCGACCGGCCTATTGCCTTTGAGGCAGAAGTCACGGCGACCGGCGACCATAACTTTATCCTCGGCCTGAGCGATACCGTAGGTGCGAACTTCCTTCAGGACAGCGAAGCAGGCCCGGCGGCAAGCTATGACGGCGCTGTGTTCTTCGTGGATGGTGGCTCATATTGGAAATTTGAAACCTCCAACGCTGGCACGCAGGTAACGAATACGACCTTCACGCCGTACACGTCTGGCTCGTCTATCCGCCTTGGATTCATCTTCGATCCGAACGATGGTACCACGGGCAAGATTACGCCGTTCGTAAATGGCGTTGCTGGCACCACGCATAGCATTACGCTTTCCGGCCTTGAAGAGATGCACGTGGTTTTCGGCGCAAAGAACAAGACCGGCGCGGCTGCTGTGTTTGATGTGGACTACTTCCAGATTGCGAAGATCCGCTAATGAATAACGTAGCACGCTCTGCACAATTCACTAGAACCCTTGTGGCGAGTGCTGCAAGGACGACGACCGGCGTTAGCGATGCGGTATACCTGCAAGACGCGCCCAACGGTATTGTATTCGTGCTAGGCGTTACAGCCGCCGCTACTGACTCAGGAGACACGCTGGACGTTAAGGTACAGACAACCCTTGACGGCTCAACGTGGACTGACGTGGTGGCGTTTACGCAGGTTCTCGGCAACGGTGGCGCAAAGCATCATGTAGCCAAGATTACCGCCAACGGTACGCAGGCCATGTTTGAGAATGGCGCAAGCCTTAGCGCGGGCAATGTGCGTAACATCCTCGGTGACACCTACCGTTGCGCGTGGTCCATTACGGATGCCAGCACAGATAACGCATCGTTTACCTTCAGCCTCAACGCGATTGTGTGCTAATGCGGCAAATGCTTGAATTAGTGACGGGCCCCTCGGTGCAGCCGTTAACCACGGATGAAGCGAAAGCGCATCTTCGAGTTGACCACACCACCGATGATTCGCTGATTGAAAGTTTAATCAAGGCGGCAACGCAGACGGCGGAACGATTCCAGAATCGCCGGTATATCAACCAGACATGGCGCATGACGTTGGATTACTTTCCAGAGAATGGGTGTCCGATTGAGATACCTATCGGCCCTGTTTCAAGCATAACGTCTGTGACCTATCTTGACGTAAATGGCGCAAGCCAAACGTGGAGTACGACAGACTATCAGGTAGACACGCGGTCTACAAAGGCACGGATTCTTCCAGTAGAAGGTGTGACATATCCAGAGACGCAAGAGGCCACATTCAATACGGTGACTATCACTTTTATTGTAGGCTACGGCGCAACGTCTGCCAGCATACCGGAGAATATCCGGCACGCTATACGACTGATTTTGTCCGACTTCTACATGCACCGTGAAAGCACAGTAACCGGAACGATTGTAAGTGAATTGCCACGAAGCGCGGAAATGCTGCTATGGCAGGACCGCATAGTTAACTTCTAGGAGAGACGCAATGTCTGCGCAGAAAGTTGTGGTGTTGAAGGCTGTAACCCCACCGGGATTCTTCTACAAGGTATTTGTAGACCATCCTGTAACGGGTGCAAAGACGCTTGTGGATAAGTTTAACGTCTGCAAGGTTGGCGAAGTAATTGAGATTGACGATGCTGAATTGACGGCTAAGTATGGTGTTGAACCCGGTTATGTTGAGCGCGGAATCAAGGCAGGCATATTTGCCAAGGCACCGGCTAATGAGCGGGTTACAAAGCGTGCTACTCACGGAGAATTTATAGATGCCTCCAGCGGGGAAAAAGAATCGAATCCTGTACCTGCAAAAGCCGACGCGGGCGATAAGTAGCACAACCGGCGGAGAGACAGAGACGTGGACGAATGTAAGTTTTGTCTACGCGGAAGTGACACCCAAGGGTGGCAGCGAGACAGTTGAATACGGCCAGAACAGCGCAATGCAGCGGTACACGGTGCGGGTGAATTATAGGCCTGACGTGAACGCGGAACGGCGATTCCTCATTGATGACTTCGTTGGACAGCTTAACGGCGCGGTAACTAGCGGAACGACGCTAACTGTAGACTCCGCAGACTTTGCGCTATTTGCACAGTCGCGGCGCGTGCGGGCATTGCGTGTCGATGATGAGTTGATGACCATTAGCTCTATAAGTGGCACGACGATAACCGTAGCCCGTGCGCAGTTTGGAACCGCGCAAGCAAACCACGCGGACAATTCCAAGGTGATTCTATATCGCCAGCTTAATATTGAATCCGTAGTGCAGAGTGCAGACCGTGCGGATTTGCTTTGTGAATGCGTTGAGGTGAAGTAATGGCGGACCTAGTGAAATTCCAATTCAAAGGCGGACATGAGCTTGACCGTGTTCTATACAACATGGAAAAGAAAGCGGCCCGCAATGTATTGGCTAGGACATTCCGCAAAACGCTTAACCCCGTGCGCGACCAAATCCGCAAGCGCATACGCGATGACCTAGACACAATGGACGCGGTTGCGCGTGCGCAGTATGCAAAGCAAATCGGCGTGAGTGGTCGTGTGGTGCGTGGCGGGTACAAAGGCTACATTCGCACAAGCGATAAGCGGGTAAAGACGCAGCACCGTAACGTGAAGTTTTCCAAACTGGCGCACTTGTTTGAAGATGGCGTAAAGCCGCACAAGATTATCCAGCCGAAACGCAAGCGCACCATAAATCATCCCGGCATTACGCGCCGCCCGATATTTGCTGAAACGTTTGATTCGATGGCATCCCGACTGGTGGTAAATTTTCGAGACATCATGTTTCAAGAGATATTCAGCGAGAACAGCAAGGTTAAAAAGTAGTGGCGTTCCTTACTCCAGAAAAAGCAATGCGCAGCCTGATACGCGCTAACGCCAGCGTACAAGCCTTGGCGAATGCTGATACAACGTGCGCACCGATAGATGACATACCGCGCAATGCGTTGATGCCGTTCATTGGCTATCGTCGAATAGAGGCCAGCACAGAGCATTACATGGGCGGCGTGGCTGCTTCTGGTTTGTGGATGGGTTCCAGCGAGATAACTGTATTTGCGGAGACGATGGACGCAGCACAAAGTTTGGCCGATGCGGTGCGGGCGGTGTTGGATGGTAACGATAATGCGACGGTGACTATTGGTGGTAACGCTTGCACGTTCGAGCGGCTGCACTTGTCCCGCGAAGATGTACAGACTTTTGACCCGAAGGATTCTAGCGATTCAAGGGTGCATACAGTGACACAGGAATATGAATGGTCGTGTAGACCTTAGGAGGTAGTGACATGGCAGGAACTGCTGTAGACGGAACAGGGGTAACGGTGACG